GAGGATTTTAATGAAAATCCAAAGAAGTATAAAACAATTGATGATAAGCAAAATATATTATTTAAAAATCTTCAGAATAATAAAAAAGTAAAAGAAGGATTAGATGATTTGAAAGCATTACCAAAAGACCTAAAGAAAAGTATAAAGAAGAATAGAAACGAAGTATTCTTTGAATCTATTACTGAAGGTGGTATGACTACTAATCACATATACTATGAGATAGATGGTAAGGGTTATGGATACACATTAGAATTCGTAAACGAACTAAACGAAGCTGAGTATCAAGGTAGGAAAGTAAAGTTAGGAAAGATAATGCAAGGAGATCAAAAGAAGTTCAAAGTATATGTAAAGAATCCAAAGGGTAATGTAGTAAAGGTAAACTTTGGACAAGGTGGTGATGCTAAAGGTGGGACTATGAGAATCCGTAAGTCTAATGCTGCTGCCCGTAAATCTTTTAGAGCTAGACATAATTGTGATTCACCAGGACCTAGACATAAGGCCCGTTACTGGAGTTGTAGAAAATGGTAAAACTAAAAACATTACTCACAGAAAAGAAAGAGTTAGGCGGTGCTTATATAGAAAAGATTCGTTTACTTACCCAAAGAAATAATCATACAATGGCAAGATATGAATTAGCTAAGATGGTTGGTAGTAAACAACATATGAAATTCTATCAAGGAATTATAGATATACAAGATGTCGTAGGAAGTTTACCAAGAGGACTTAGTATGGTTAGGAATGATATGGAAAAACCATTTATGAATTTATTGAAGAAGACATATTCCAACTTTGATATTATATACGGCGTACTATAATGATAAAACTAAAAGACTTACTGAAAGAATGGAACAATACTGATTTCAAAAAATTAGAGAAGAGATGGTCTAAACCAGTGATGGCTGGTAGAGAACCAGATGGACTTACTGAATATGAAAGAAGTGGTGGTACTGATAAAGAGTCTCTTAGTGAGAGAGCATTCGTAGATACCAATGGTACATTCGAAGTAAAGGGCTATGGTGGTAATAATGTTTTTATCAAAACGAAAAATTTAGAAATAACCTTATCTTTCAAAGGAGACGATTTGAAGGATGCTTTGAATGCGGGTAAGGGTAAAGGTAAAGTAGTAATGGCTGGAGTAAAGACTAATGATTAAACTAAAAGATTTAGTAAATGAAGCATACAAACATCCATTATACGGAAGTGATACAGAATATTGGGAAGTAATGAAACCATATGATCTTTATATTGCTGCTGGTGGTAAAGAACCAACAGGCCAATGGTCTACTGCTGGACCTGGTGGTAACAAAATGATTTATAGAGATAAAGCTACTAAAGTAAGAGTTGATAGAGGAATGCAGATTGGTAATCTACCAGGCGGAGTTTTTCTTATAGATGGTGGCAAAAAGAAAGCATATAGAATTATTACTAAAAAAGGTGGAACAGGTACTGAAAAACATTTGAGAAAAATATCAAGTAATTATTCTTACAGTATTTGGAAGAATTGGTTATAGACAGTGATAAAACTAAAAGACTTATTATTAGAAGATGTTTCACAATCAGAACTAAATCAAGTAGAGAAATACTTAGATAAGATATGGGGAAGTGTTGGTATCGATGTAGAGTTTACAAGACACTTTATGGATAGAGTAAATGATGCTAGAAATAAAAAGCCAATTAGCCCAGCAGAACTGATTAGGATATATAGAAAGATATATAAGAAGTATGCTAAACCTATATCTAAGATACCTGATGGTGTAAACATATTACTAAAAGATATGGGTACAGATATAAATGTTCCAGTGGTTCTAAGATGGAACGGAAAAGAGTTAGAGATGATTGCTAAAACAATAATGAGGAAAAAAGATTTTAAGTCAAGTACGAAGAAATATTCAGTAAACTAAAGAGGTTATTATGGAAAGCTTGAGAAGAACTGATAAGCTAAGAATCGAATATCATGTGACAGATAGATGTAATCTAAATTGTAAGTCTTGTTCACATTTTTCAAATCTAAAAAGCACAAACAAAGAAATACCAAAGAACTTTGAAAAGATAAAACACGACTTTCAGAAGATTTGGAAGCTAACTGATGAGGGTAGTACGGATTGTATTGAAAAGGTTACGCTGTTAGGTGGAGAGCCACTTTTATTTAAACAACTTATACCTACTATAGATTATGTCAAACATCTGTTTCCATATGAGTATGATGAAGGACCTTTGCAGCTTGTAACAAACGGAATACTAATACCAAAACAAAAAGAGGACTTTTGGGAATGTTTGAGAAGAAACAAAGTATCTGTATGTCTTTCAATATATCCTACAAGTATGACTGGTAAAAAATTAGACCATATGAAGTTTATGGAAATATTAGATAAGGAGATACCAGGTCAATGGTTTTGGTACAGTGCTGGTCCTGTTAGAGAAATGCCTGAGGATGAAAATGATTTAGGACTTAGTGGACAAGCATTTAGTTCTAAATGGTTACACTCACATTATAATGAAGATCACGAAAAGTATTCTGTTGATTGTCATTGGAGAAAGACTTGTACACATTTAGTTGATAATAAAATTTATATGTGTCCTATAATTGCTTATTGGAAATATTTTGATATGCAGTTTGAGGGACAACATAACTTTGTAATTAAAGATGAGGATGCTATACACTTAGATAGGATAGATACATTTGAAGAGTTACAGAAAGAAAGAGAAAAGGTGCCGCCGTTCTGTGGATATTGTAGAGGTCATGAAGCAATAGTAGATGAGTGGGGTATAACTAAAAATAACATAAGTGAATATGTATGGGATGGACCAGAGTGACAGAAGAACAAAAACAAGAACTAATTAAACTAAAGACTATGAAAGCGTCTAATAGAATCCCAATGGATTTACAGACAGCAATAAATACTTTTATAGAACAAGCCCGTATCATAGGACAATATGAATTAGATTCAATGCCGCCTGAGTATGTTAATAATCTAATTGATGCTCTTACAAAGTATCCTCAGTTTGATTGGCTTACAAAAGATTTGTTACAAATTTTAGAAAACGAAATAAAACCTAAACTTTAACATAGTATATATTATATTTATTACTAAAGGAATACCGAGTTACTAACTAAATAGAAGGAGAATCCCAATGGATAAATCCAAGGTAAGAACGGTTACACAAGTCAAGGCAGACCAACCCTGTGAGAATAAAAGACAAGCTCTATCACAAATCAAAAGAATCGACTGGAGTAGTCTAGAATTTAGAACACCAAATCAGAAAACATTCTATCGAACTATTGGAAGAAACGATGTTACATTTTCAATAGGTCCTGCTGGATGTGGTAAGACATATTTGGCTACACATTATGCTCTAAAGAATTTAGCTCAAGGTAAGTATGATAAGTTGGTAATTACAAAACCACTGGTAGAAGTTGATGGTGAAAGGATGGGATACCTACCTGGTGATATTGATGAGAAGACAATGCCATATATGATGTCCCTTTATTATAATATGGAACAGATTATTGGCAAACAAAGATTAGATGTTCTCAAAAAGGCTGGAGTAGTACAAGTTATTCCTTTAGCATATATGAGAGGACTAACACTAACAGATAGTATAGTTGTATTGGATGAGGCACAGAATGCTACACCAGCACAGATAAAAACTTTTGTGACACGAATAGGTCAGGGAAGTAAATATATCATAAATGGTGATTTGATGCAATCTGATATCAAAAATGAGAATGGTTTAGAGGATGCTATAAAAAGGTTCACTGGAATCAGAAGAGTTGGCTTCAGTCAGTTTGACTTAAGCGATGTTGTTAGACATCCTATTGTCGCTGATATGTTAGAAAGGTATCAAGATGATTACGATATCGGAGTTCTATCAGCGGAAGAAACTTTATCTATGTGGATAGAACGGCAGACATACGATGAACCAACAATAAAGAATAGATATTTTTATAACTTAAGGAACTAATATGAAAGTAAATGTTGCTGAAAGAGTTCCACCTGGTGATAGGTGGAAGATAGGTAATACAGTATATGATTCACTAACCGAATGTCTAAATCAGATATTCATAGACAGAGGGGTAATGTATTTTGAAGTGGATGCTAAAAGTGGAAATGTCATTATTGATGACGGTGAGAAAGCTGCTCCAAAGACTTGGGACTTATATGGAGAAAAGGGTGGCTAGAAGCAAACAGAAAAGAAGACTTAGGTCTGATTCTGTATATAACAGCGCAGATAATATGGTAATGGTAAAGTCTAAGGGTGATGAGATAAATATCATTTGTAATACAGAAGAGCAGATGGATAAAGTCGTAAAAAGAATGACAACCGATACTTGTATACTTTCTAGCTATGAAGAATGGGATGAAGGTAGAGATAAGAAGTGGATACTTACATTTGCTGTGTGTGACGATGAGTTCAGATTCATTCCTGAATATAATTGACATAATGTTATATTTATAAGTGGAAGTTTATCTACAGGAGAGATATATGTTGAAAAAAATTATTATAGGCCTGTTATTGGTCTCAAGCGTATTTGCTGAAAATGAAATTTGGAAATTTCTAAAATATTCTACTGCGTATGGTAGTTTCAGTTTGAATGCACCAAGATATCAAGACGATAGATTTGCTATTATTGGTGGACTATCTACAGGCGTACTACAAATAGAAAGAACGGAAAGAGAACTAAAGCCTGACTTCCAAACTTCCTTTGGACTTCGTAAGATTGGTAGATTCCAATACGAACCAAAAAGAGGTGTAAAATCTGCTGGTAAAGGTGGTAAGTGGTATGATGGTTCAGAACAGAACTCTAATGAAAGTGCTTCATTTGGACCTGTAAAGGGTTGGGAGTATCTAATCAAGTGGACTGAAGGCCGACAATGGGGTAATGAATATCTTAATCAAGAATATTGGATTAGATATATTGGTGAGTATCTGATGGCAAAGGTTGGATGGACTGAGTTAGGTCTTGAAGATATTGCTTATGGACAAGGTGATATTAGATTACATCTAACACCAGAAGCATTGGGGAATAAACTACACTTTTCTGTTGGACTAAAACATAGACAACATCCTGTATATGGGTTTGACGCTATGGTTCTTGATACAACTTGGTATAAGGGACAATGGTGGAACTTTGCTGAAGATGCTTTTGGTATCGATGACAATATGTGGTTTGATTCAACAATGCAAAATCCTGACTCTCCAACAGGTTGGGATAGTAGAACACTTTATGAGATAGATCCTGAAACAGGTGAACTTAGAGAGATAGAAGGTTCAGGTCCTTTTTGGAACGAAGGTGGTGAGTATTGGGGACATGATTGGTTATGGAGAGATGCTAATGGAAAGATATTTGCTTACACAGATAGAGAGTATTTTATATATCACTTTCCAAGAATGTTAGAAAAATATATTGGTGGTAAGAAAAAAGATTTAGGGTATCAGAGTGAAACATCTTTGGTATTAGGTGTTGACTTTTATCATTATGATGAAAACTGGTGGGTACATACTTGGGGTAATTGGTTACCAATACATTATGGACATACCGACCATGCTTATCATAACGCTGCTCATTATCAAACTCATTTAGAGGAAGGTAATGAAGCTAGTGAGTTTATGTTTATGAAACCGATGTGGCATAGTTGGAATGACTATGACATTGGTGCTATCTTTGGTGTAAAAATAAAAGATAACTTAGGTGTATTTACCGAAGGTAGATATTTATATTACTGGGAAAGGCCGGCTTATGATATAAAGTTTGGTATGAATTATCAATTTGTAGGATGGTAAGGAGAATACTATGTGTGAATGTGAAAATTGCCAATGTGGCAAGAAATAAATAGACAACGCAAGGAGCGTATAATGAAAACAATACTAACAGGAATACTTTCTTTATTCATCTTTTTTGGTTCAGTTCCATCTGTAAATGCTATGGATATGAATATGGCAGGAATGGAAGAAATCAAGAAGAAGAAAAAGAAGAAAAAGAAACTTGGTGGAAACAAGGGTAAGAAATCTAAGAAAGGTTTTTTCTCTAAAGTTTTTGGAAGCAAGTAGAAAGGAACGAATGACAAATATACTTAAACTATTACTTTCGGCTTTTATTCTTTTAGGATCAGTTCCAACATTACAAGCAGATAATCTTGCAGGTATGGAAGAGATTAAAAAGAAGAAGAAGAAAAAAGGTAAGAAAGTCAAAGGTAAAGAAGGTAAAGGTAAAAAAGGCGGAGCTTGGGG